GTGCAAGTTCAAGAATACCATTAATTGCCTCCTGACCCTTCTCTATGATGCTATAGAGATTGCCACGAGTATACTCATAGTCCTTATCAATATCGGATTTAGTAAGTCTATCAGGTTTTTGCTCTGGAGTTATACCAACCTTTTCCGAAGGGACAATGGTTGATTCTATATCAAAGGTGTCATCTAAATTAGTCATTTTCATAATCCAGAAGTGTATTCTCCACTAAATCCAAAGTCATCACCCATCTCAATGAGAGCATCATCCGCAGCAGTAATAGCTAATACTTCGGATCCATTTACGTGTGAGGCAGCAGTTCTACCATCCTTACCTCTTTCAACAGTAATCTTGTTGCTGGTAATTTTAGTAATATACATCTCTTCATTATCAATATCAATATAAGTCTTAACAGTAAGAGCACTACCATCAACTACATTAATAGTTGTGGTTGCTTCGTCAACGTCCTCTGCGAGATTTGTAAGTACATCACCTGTATAATCTTTCGTCGCTCTTGGAGTAACAGAATATGTAACATCTCTTGAGTCAGAAGTAGAACCACCAGCAATATAATTGACACTTGTTTTCTTGATGATATCCTTGGTAGCAGAAGTAACAGGACCAAATAGATATGTCTTTGCACTAAATCTTAATGTGTAAAGTAGAACTCTACGAGTAGTAAAATTACCTTCATATTGATCATCCATTGTAACACTTTCAAGTATTACAGGAATATCTCTTTTCTCATTCATTGATGAAAGTAAATTTACTGTTAAATTATATTGTGGTTGAAAATATGGTAATATCTGTTCAACAATCTGAAGGGCATTATCATTCAACTTGGTCATTATGCTTAACTCAAATTGCATACTATAAGGAACGGGCATATATGCTTTATTCGTATTCTTTCCAGTAGTCTTATCTTTTACTGTAAACTGTTGAGTTGTAGTTACCTTTCTAGATGAATCATATTGAAGACCAGTAAACTCAAATGACATTCTAGGTAATGTCAATGAAGTTCTTTTATTAAGGTCGGGTGATTCTTCTAATCTTGCTAAAAACTTTTGTGTGGGGCCATATGCCAAAGGTACTTTTATAGTAGAATCCTCCTGCTTAACAGTAATGTCGTTAAACAAAGTACCAAAACCAATAATAGTTTTTCTAAAGATTTCGTTATAAAAATATTCAAACATGATTATATACCTCTTGTATTATATTTATGGGGTACCGAATGGGTTACCTTCAGAGAAGTCCAAAATATCATCTCCTTCTGTCTCAAAAACATCATTGTCACCAAATCCATCATCATAGTTAGTTAGGTCAATCAACCTTACAACACGGGATGCACCTGATGTAGAACCTGTAAGAGTCTCTTCTCTAGAGAATGTTCCGTCAACATTAGATATCTCTATTTCATTTGTTACAGAGTTCCAAGTTCTTACTCTTGCAGTAGCACCACTTGTTCCTCCAGTTACAATCTCATTGAATGCAAAGGTTCCAGAACTTGTTCCTGTAGGTGCAGCGATACTGATTGTTGGTGGAGTTGTATAACCTGCACCAGCATTAGTTATATGAATAGCAGATATAGTACCTGCGGTGCTTACGACTGCTGTAGCGGCAGCAGAGACCGTTGAGAGACCCGTAAACGTGATGTTTGGTGATGTAGTATATCCAGAACCACCTCCAGTAACAGTAACAATACCAATGGTTCCATTTGCCATATATGAAGTAACAGCAAGACCTGTTCCACCACCACCATAGAATTGCATATCAGGCCCTGTAGTATATCCAGAACCAGGATTAACTAGGTTAACTTCTTGAACTACACTCTTATTACTATTAGGTTGGGCAGAACCAGCACATACAACAATTCCTCCAAGTAGATATGCAGTTGCTATACCAGTTACTCCACCTGCAGGAGCAGAAGAAATTGCAACTCGTGGAGCATGTGTATATCCATTACCTCTATTCGTTACAGTAACAAATTGAATACCACCATGTACCTGTGTGGTAACAGCAGATGCTTGCTCTGCATTTCCAACAAGAGTAAGTTTTTGAGTTACTCCAATTACATAATCTTCACCATCTACACCTTCTGATGCTTCTAGGGTATCATCTATTTCATCAACACCAGTATCAATAACCTCATCCTCGTAACGGAAGAGTTCACAACGAAGTTCATACACATAAGTATTCTTAAGCATATAGAATGGTTTCTCATGCTCTACATACTTGATTTCAAACAAACGATCTCCAAATGGGAAGTAGATTAAATCTCCTTCTTTTGGTCTAGTTGAAAGTTTTATATTAGATTCATTCTTCATTAGAGGAGAGATATAATTCTCAAATCTTTCCTTTGAAATTATTAAAGTTACTTCATTGGTTTGCTCAATACCAAATTTAGAAAGGAGAGTAGGGTTATCTCCATACCCATCAAAGTTATCAATATAGGCTTCTATTGGATATGCATCCTCAAATGAAGAGGCACTTACTTCTCTTAATACTGAATCGGAAGAAACATACTTCCTTGGCATGAAATGTACATCAACACCATAAATTTTCAACTGCTCATTAATAAGCGATTGAACTAAATTTTGTTCACTCTTTGAACCTTGTTGAAAATATGGATTAAGTACCATAACCTTAACCTATCATATCTAATGGTGGAAGTTCGTAAGTGTTAGACATTTGTTCTCTAATGACTTCTAAATCTTTTTCTGCGTCATCATAGATTTGCCTACCATTTAACTCGACCCCACCAGGTAGTTTAACCCCTTGGAATTTAAGTAAATTTTGACCCCACTGCTTTTTGATTTTAGCAGTAGCATATCTTTTTAAAAATGAATCATTCCAGACTCTTGCATAATCATCTGGATGTAATGCTCTATAACATTCCATTACTATAAAATCATCTGCATTAAGGCTTGACCAATCAATATCAAGATATAACCTATCCATTCTCTGATTAAATCTAATTTGTTTCTGTGTGGTCAATGCAAAGTCAAGATCCTCAAGGAACGTCTTAACCATAGCATATGTTAAGATTTCAGTAGAACCCCAATAGTAAATATCATTCAAGAACATCTGATATTTAACACTGAACATATTATTGGTTACAGTGTTAGCACCATCAAAATGCATTACCTTTGTTACACCAATAACTGATGGTGGAACTTGAAGATAGTTACTGGTTTCTGTCCAACTAAAAGTAGTAGTACCACCGTCAATAGTTGACTCTGCTGTTGTGGTAACTATTCCTACATTATCTGTTCTACCTTCTCTAGCCCTTCCTCTTTTAATATCAGTTTCAGTTACCTTATACTTCATAAACATTTGGATGGTTCCATCAAAATGTCTTTCTTGAAAATACTGAATAGAATCATCCAGTATATCATCTATCTGTTCATCGGCAACATTGACCTCCAACACGGGAGCACCCAGTTGTCTCTTACAGTAAGTAACTAATTCTTGACGATTGGATGGTTGCATCTACAGTACCTCTGTTTTATTATTTATAGTGCAGTAGAAATGCCTTGGTTAACCATTACATTTCCGCTAACGATTCTATAAACTGTTGCTCCTGAACTAACATTTATATCGTACATGTATCTTCCTTCTCCCAAAGTTCTTGTTTGAGATGCAGTTAAGGAAGCAATGAATTTACCATCAGAAGCACTTGTAAATCCAACTGTAAATGTTGCTGCAGGAGTACTATAAGATGCACCAATAGCAACGCTTTTAACCATTGCACCAGTACCAGTCCAAGTATTACCTACACCAGCAGAACCAGTATAGAAATCAAAATTACCATTAGCAAGATTCTCCACCTCAAAATGCTGTCTAAAATCTGCACCTGGATTTATTACCAGATTAGCACCATAGGCAACACCAGCATCTGGGTCAAAAGTAAACTTTTTAGTTGCCATGTACTAATTCCTTTAATAGAGATTTGATTTCATTAATTTCACTTTTCAAATTATCAAGATCTTCTTTCATATTAGTTTCATTTTGTTTTGCCTTGTTAGCGGCTTCACGACGTGCTATGTACTCATCATAATCAGATTGATTGTCATTAAGTATGCCGTTTGATAAAGGATCTCTCATTAAATTTTGATGATCCTTCACCTTTACAAATTCATTGTTCATTATGCTAAAGTAATAACTCGAAGATCAGAAATCCTTGGAACATAGACCTGATTAGTAGAACCAAGAATAATCTTAATTCTATAAGTCATGAACTTGGGCAGATTATCTGCAGTCCAAGCATACTCTTTAAAGTCTATTTCATTGGAAAGGAATCCTGGATCACTATATGCAACCATTGAATTAGGTCTTCCATCATTCTTTTCTTTGTTTACAACTTCTCCTATATTATTTAAGTTTGTATATCCAGGGAAAGGAACAAATATTGGTTCAAAGTTTGTTGTATCAGAAATTGCATAGAAACATCTAATATCATTGTATACACTAATGTGAGCATCAAGTATAATTTGAATAGAAGTTGCTGCATTAGACAATACATTTTCTTTAGAAATATATTGACATCCTGTTGGATCAGTGAATATATCAGCAGACCTAGGATCATCAATATAATCTAAAATAGGAGCATCACACTTATTGGAAGTTAAAATTACATTTGCCCTTTGAGTGTCAATTATTGGAGATACTCTAGGATCATTACTCTCTAAATTAAGTCTCATATTAAATGATCTATCACCAGAGAATTGTTGAATGATACTATTAGATGTTTCATTAATTCTAGATGCAATACATCTTGGAGTATTCATATAGTTTGTTTTGTTCAAAGTAATAGTTTCAAATCCCTTATCAGTGAATGGAAGATCAATACCTTTACCAGCACCATCATCAAGACTTGTACCAGAAACAGTTCTCATTTGAGCACTAACTTTAGTTCCTGCAACAGTTATATTATGTACCTGTGGTGAAATAAGTTCAAATGGCATATTTTGAGTTGCCTTAATATTAAATCCACCAGTTGATTTGGTATCATTTACATATAATATTGGGAAACTTTCAGCCGTGGATCTACCAATAGCAGTAGGTGAGGTTTGAGCAGTAAAGTTAACTTTAATAGTATAATGACCATACCCTATTGGAGCTTGTTTCTGTGCATCTATTATGGAAGCACTGACATCACCTAGATAATGAGTTTTATTAATTCTCGCTAAAGAAATACCACCCACTTCTTGTTTAGTGACAAGTTCTCCTTTTAAATGACTACTTCTAGAGGTATCCCATGTTGATCTATCAACACCTGTTAAAGTGTTGCCAGAAACACCAGTATACTTAATAATCTCATTTCCAATTTTTACATAACCTGGATTAGATGCTGCAACACCAACACCTTCAAATGATGTAAAGTTGGTGCTACTATCAATAGATATCGCTGTAGTAGAATCCTCGCTATATGGAGAACTTAATTTTGTCGGTAAAATATCACCTTCTACATCAGAAATAGTTACATAATTTGTCTCATGATACATACCATGATTCTGATGGTCTACAACAATATGAAGTCCATCTTGATAACCAGTATCAATATCATCAATTATTTGAATATTAATAGGTAGAACATTACCACCATGAGGTCCAACATCAGCAGGAGTACCAATACCAGCACCATTCATTGTAGTACCAACACCAACACTGCTAATATACATCAATGTATTACCAACTCCAGTCTTAAAGTCACCTTGAACATTATCTAATATTAATTCATTTGTACTTGCAATAGAAACAATTGATAATTCTGCATTTGTTCCATTACCAGTTGTAATTCCAACAACATCTCCAATCTTATATCCATAACCAGAAGTCGATACTGCTGCTCCAGTTACGCTACCATTTAAGTAAGTAACAACTGCAGTAGCATCCTTACCATTTCCTGTTATAGTTGTTAGAGCAACACCAACAACAGTTGAAACACCACTAGCAGGAGTGTATCCAAATCCAGCATTTATAACTGACATAGATCCTGTTGCAACACCAGCATTAGCAATATAATTACCAGTTGCGGTCTTAACACTATTCTTATCTTCTTGATAAATGGTATTACCAAATTCAAGATCCATATTACGTCCAAGTGTTGTTCCTAAACCAACCCTAACCTTTCTTGACTTCAAGTTAATTGAATTAGGCATCAATGTTGGAATCTGCTTATTACCTTCAGCAAGAACTGGATTGTAAAGTTCTACTGTTCCTTCGGTTTCAAACTCTGCTCTATACAAAGTAAACTTAAGATCTTCCCACTGACTTGCATCCCAAGTAGAGGCGTTTTGTGACTTAAATAATGATCCCAAATATGGTTGCTGTGAAATAAATTCATCAGTTATTAAATCAGATTCACCGATTCTAGAAATAAAGACCTTATATTTTGTTGACCAAGACGCAAGAGTTATTGCATAATCTTGTCCTGGCTCCATATAAACAGGTGCTTTAAATTTAACATTAGTTGGAACACTTCCATTTGCAGAAATACTAATATCTTCTGGTTGTATAATAACTTCAGAGAATGGTAATATTTTCTGTGTAGGTACACCACCCTTCATTGTCCTTAACTGGAATGTCATAGGAATATCCATGTCATCCTTTGTCTGGAAGTATACATCAGCACTAGTAAGGAATACACCAGTTTCATCAAGAACCTGATATGATTGTGCAAGTGGATCATACCACTCTCTAATAGCACTAGTATTTGTAGAAGTAGCAATTACATTACTTGCAACTACTTGTGGACCAGTACTTCTTCTTATTGCTTCACTTTCAGTTTCTTGTTTTTGTTCAATTTTTGCATTTCTAACAGAAATAATAGTTTCCTGAACGGTCTCTAAAGTTCCACTAGCAGTATATTTTTCTTCACCAAGAGTTTCAGTATCATTTTGATCATTATCTGGATTATCAATTAAAGTAAATGTCTTTGTACCTGTTTCAAATGATGGAGCTGTTGGTAAACTTGCATTAGGAATAAAGAATGATCCAAGTAAATTAGCACTTAAATCAGAAACCAATCTCTTATCAACAACTTCTGCCACTGCACCACTTGTCTGCCCAACAAGTTTCTGTCCCACTTGAACATATCCAAAATAATCTCCCTGTGCCTGTTGAGACAATGATAAAGTATCAACATTTAATATACTTGTTGTAGAAGAATAAGTTGCTGGTATACTAGTAGCAGAACTAGTAGCATCAGATCGAAGTTGAGTGAGTCCAGGTGTTCCCATGAAGGTGGTAATTGCTGTCTCAACAGCAGGACCAGAACTTTGTGTTATATAAGGATCATCTTTAAATATTGCAGTTGGTGCATTGTATGGACCTTCTCTATGATTAGCTTGACACACCCTAAACTTCATATATGACTGTCCAGTTAAAGGAGCCTCAATTGTTTCTCCAACCTGGAAAGTACCAGATGTCATTTTAATTTGTAATAGTTTAGGAACACAATACTTATCTACATTTACTCCATCAAAGAATGCATACATTCTTGTTAGAGGTTTACACTTCGTGGCATGGAATTGAATATTTCTAGAACGCATAATAGGAACAACTTCCCTATTTACAACCCTATCTCCTTGAGATGTTGTATCAAATTGTTCGGTAATAACAGTTCTAGTACCAGTACGAGTTTTTGTTCCAGTATCTACAATATCTCTCATTGTATCTTCAACTGTTCTATTGGTAGTTGTTTCTAACCAAAGTCTTTGAACACTTCTACCACCTGGTCCTTGTGTATTCCTAATACCACCTCTTTTTGCTGCTGCTTGCCATTCTCTAAAGAATCCATTATTCTGGAATCTACCACCACTAAATCCACGATTGTGTCTGTGCCAGTGAGCACTTCTTCTCCGTGTATCAGGCATACCTCTATCAATAAATCTTTTCTCTTCCCCACTTAATCTACCTAGATTTTGTCTAGATGATGTTGATTCGTTTCTTGTTCTAGTAAATGTACTAACTTCCTGACCAGTCCAAACACTTTCCCAAGAGTTCCACATTATTGGTGCCATACCAGTTTGTGGATCTACATTAGGATTGTCCTTCAATGTTTGGGCATAGTTGCCTTCTATATTGATAGTTTTTGCTTCTATTCTTGCAGTATCTACCCAAGTATCAGATGTTGGAGTTATCTCCATAGACATCTGCCAGAAACTTACCAAAAATGGCGTAATACTTTCTGACCTAGTAGCAAAACTTTGCTTCAACCACTCAACTTCACTATAATCGAGTGTAACAATATCACCAGATCTTCTAACATTTGTTCCTTCTGGTTCTAAAAATGCTCTATCTTCGGTTGCAGAAACTCCTTCAACAGGCCCAAGTTCTAAATCAATAGAGTTTGTATAATGTAGAGGTCTTAATTCTTTCTCTTGTATATCAAGACTGTTCTTAATACCAGCACCAGTTTCTTGAGCTTGGAAAGTTGTAAAATTATCAACAAAAAATCCCGATTTAAATCTGTTTAATCCATTATTATCAGGAACAAACATATTAGCAGTATTCGTTTCAAGAACAGATAAACTAGTATAATATTCTAAATTTTTAATTCTATCTTCAAGTTTTTTGATATCAGACATCCGATATCTCTTATGATTCAAGAATTGAGCAGAAGTACTACCTTCCACATCAATCATATATGGTAATAATTGAATAGTACCAATCTCTATTGCATCATCAATAATCACTGGTTCAACCATCTTTTCAGAAGGATCACCATACTGAACTTGGAAAGTACCTTCTTTGGTCAAGAAAATTCTATCAACTCTTCCAACATAGAATGAATACGTTGTAATAATAGATGAATCTGATGATAAAATATTAGTAGCGGTATTTCCAGCAGAATTGAAGGTTCTACCATAAAATTCTAATGGAGATCTTGCACCTTCAGCAACAGTATAATTAGACACCTTTGGTCTAATATCAATTATATCTGTATTTCGAAGTCCATTAACAGTTTTAACATCATCAGTGTAATGTAAATTATTATAAGAATTTTTTGTAGTAATATCACCTTCATCAGAAGAATCAAAATAACCATTAGAGAAGTAAACCTTTAATCTCTTCGTTGGTTGAGATGCTTCTGATTTTCTTTTAATAGATCCATAATCATAGTGACTACTTCTTTGACCAGTATCAAAAGTAAAGTTAGATGAAATATTTTCACTTACTTTATCAATTGTAGTTAATATTGCTTGAACTTGCGATTCCTGAAAAACAACCTTTTCCCCTTCAGTAAATTCACCTGAAAGAGTAATATATGAACATTGAGTATCACTCAATTTTTCAGCATACACACCTATAGCTTCAGACGAATCTCCAACAAATCTTTCACCGATTACACAATCAGTAATCTTTGCAGCAGGTCCAGTAAAGGATGCAAACGTAGATTTAGGTGCAGATGGTTCAGTAGTATCAACAGATTCAAATACACCAAGAATTTCTATAATATCTCCATAATTTAATGAAATAACAGGATCTTGTACTCTAGTACCATATGGATAATTTCCATAAGTTAATCCATCACCTAATGTTGTTGCACCAATACCAGATCCAACAAGTTTTGATTTATCAACATTCAAAGTATTAATTCTTTGTTTTCTTTTTACTTTTGCTGTTGGTTTAATTTTCTTTAAAGTTGCAATCAAAGTTGCATCTTCATTATTACTTAAATCGGTTCCAATATTACCAATCAAAAGAGTAGTACCTGCAGAACCAAACTGGAATCTATCATCAGTTAATGGTTCAAATGTACCATCTGCTCTCATTAAAATGTATCTATCTTCATCATATGGTAAGAATGTTTCATTAGCACCAGCATTAACTGTTTCTGTTAATGTATTACCAGTTGCATCGATAGTAACATCAAATCTTTTTCTAATTTCTAGTTGGGCATCACTTAAATCTACATTTTCTATCAAATTCCTTGGCATTGGAGTATATAATGTATTCTCTGTATCACCAGTCACTGGAGTAACTAAAAGAGATAAATCAGGTACAGATAAAGTTGCAACTCCTACTTGAGGTATATTTCCTTCAACAACACCAGGAACAGTAGTAACACCAGTTACACTAATAAAGTTTGTACTAACACCAGTAACTCTTGCAACAGTTACAGTTGCCCCTGCACCAAGAGTTGAATCTACTACAGGGCCACTAAAACTAACAAGATCATTTTCTTTTATTGATGATCCAGGGAAAAGAGTATCAGTAGCAGTAATAGTACTAATTCCTGATGCTGGATCCCTTGCACTAATCTTGGCATCTCCAATGTTCCATACTTTTTCTTGTATAGTATCTGCATTAAATGTTCTAGCAAATCCAACATTACCTAAATCTGGACCACCATATATTGATTTAACATCTTGCAATCCATAACCTGTTATAGCAATAGCAACACGAGAATCTTCTATACCATTAAAATTAAATGGTTCATTTTGTATAAACTCACCCTTCTTTTCATAAACTACTAATGATGTAGAGTTACTAACTGCAGATTGAAGAAACGCAGTAGCTCCACTATATTTTCCTTTAATAAATGTTGGTACAGTAAGGGTAGTTGCTTCGTTTAAAGTTATATGAGAAAATGTTTGAATATCATATAGAGAAAGATCCCATTGATTAGCATTTAAATTAGTTCTATTATATGCACCAGAATCTAATGAAACGTCATAAACTCTAGCAACACCAATTTCAGTACCATCTGCAGTACGTCTGGTATTATCAATTCTTTGATTTCTTAAACTAACAATATAAGTATTACCAATTCCAATTTCAGGTATACCATATGCACCATTAACTTTAAACTGTCTTCCAGTATTATAAGATATTGCTTCTGCTTCTACAATTTTTGTTGTTCTTGGTTTTGGACAATCCAAATATGTAGTAGAGATTGTTTCAACCTCATATCCCTTTACATATGCCTTTCCAGGAGAAATAGCATACTGTGCAAGATCTTCAGATGCTAAAGTTCCTTGGTATGAAAACTGTCCTTTATTATATACACCATTATTACCTAAATTATTATTTAAAGAATCCTTTACTGATACTGTAAATGGATTAATTGTATAATCACCAGACTCATCATAAGTTCTACGAGCAATTTCATCTCCAATTATACTATATTGAGTATTCTTTACTTGAGATTTTAAAGTTCCATTTTCAACGACTGCCAATTCTACAAAATTAGCATCATTAAAGTCGTCTATTGGTTTTGAATGTAAGTTACAAGATATCTTAAGTCTATCTGCACCTGGAGCAGAATAATTATTAAATCCTTTTGAGTTATCTGTTAAAGTTTCATCTGCATCAGAGTTGACAACCTCTTCAGTAACTTTTAATCCAATCCTACAAGACGTATTATTATCATATTGACTTAAAATAACTGTTTCATCATGTACATTTACAAAAGTTCCTCTTACGAAATATACACCATTAGATATTGAAAAAGCAGAACCTTTAGATGCTGCACTTGTTGTAATAGCAGAAGCAAAAGATTCTCCTGATGGTATGAAAGGATTATTTAATGGTCCAGAAATAATATCACTATCTCCTGTTAATAATTCTCCATCCTGGAATACCTTTACTTCATTACCTTCTACAATACCCGTTGAAATATATGAAATGTAAAGAGTTAAATGACCTCTTTCAGAATCTTCAGACTTTATTATCTTACTAATAATTGCAGTTACACCAGAACTCAATCCAACTATTTTTCTATCTATTAATTGCTCAATATAAAAATCTACAGGAAATCCTAAATGAGTATTGTTTATCTCTACAGCATGATAATTCTTCGTATATGCAGTATTACCTGGAATAACTTTTGCACCTTCTTTAAAAAAGTGCTGCCCAAACTTGTCAATCTGATTCTGAAGAATAGACTGTAGACCAGTTAATTCTCTAGCCTGAACAGGATAACCTGGCTTAAACAGTACCTTATGGTAATTACTGTCTGTATCGAAATCGTCAAAATATGGCGATACGTTTAGATTGGTTTGTTGAGCCATAGTTAGTTAGAACTGTAATATAACTTTGATATCTTCTTTTTGATTAGAAGAACGCTTAATAGCTGGACGGTTATCAAGATAAATGATATTTCCAGAGTACTTTTTAACTTCTGGATTAGACAAACCTTTTGTGAAAGATTGACCAAGGTAATATGTTTTATTATTTATTGAGGTTGAGAGACCGCTAAAGTCTGTTGAGATTGTTAGTCCAGAAGTGGTGCCAACAATACCAAACGTTCCACCTTCACTAATTGCAGCAGAAAATCTTGTTGTCTCATAACCATATTGTGGATTAGTAATTGCAATTCCAGTAACTGTTGACGTAGTTGTAGTAAATCCTGCCATAGTTCTATCTTGCCAATACTTCAACACACCAGTGGTTGCATCATAATTAATAACTTTACCCATAGCAGTAACACCAGATCCGACAGTTTGGGTGATAATAGAATCTGCAGTAAATGAAGCAGAACTATAACCAGTACCAACTAGACGCATTGCATATGCAGCACTTGCCTTATCTATAGTAAGATTAGAAGAAGAATCATATGCTTTTGGATTCTCAATAATACCTATTCTTGCAATTTCATTACCAGTTATAAAGTCTGGGTTTTCTGCATCATTTTCAATTCTTGCATACATTAATGCATTAGTAGCACCTAATTCACGGTAAATATCTTTTCCATGACCACCTTGAGGTGGAATAATAACATCAAGAGTTGGCCAAGTATCAGGTGTTGGTACTGAACCAGCAGACAAATCAACATTGCCGTAAGTATAACCAGACCCTTCATTAGAAAGAGTTACACTTTCTATTGCTTGGTCAGAGTTAATTACAACAGTACATTCTGCACCACTACCATCACCTTTAATTGGAACTCTAGTATAAGTTCTATTTGCAGTTCCAATACCCGTTCCTCTGCTTTGAATAACAACAACTTTAATTCCACCATCTACTGCATTATCTCTAACACCTTCATTATCAGTATTAGTTTCCCAATCTTTAGGGACTGGCATATAATCAGTTGAATCAAATTTAATTAGATCTGCTGGTTTAATAGTATAAAGATATTTCCAAATATATCCATCACCACTTGTTCCAGCAGATCTTGGTTCTAAATCTGTAAATGTTGGTTCATCCAAAGATGGTTTTCCATCTGGAGTCTCTGGAGTTGTACCATTCTGTAGACAAATATAAACTCTATAGTCGCTATTGATTATATAATAATTTGCTGAATATAATGAAACTCCATTTGAATTCTTTGGAACATTAGATATACTATAATCTGGTCTATAATAATCAAAGGTACTACCAGATGCCCAACTAACCTTTCTCACTACTTGCTTTATATCACTACCTGTGATCTTTTTAAGACCGATAACAGTATCCCAATAAGCATTATGCCTATTTAAATTATCAGTAGGACTTGGTGGACTATCATTCCAAGTATCCGAAATAGATTGAGGATTAGGAAGACCCACAAAAGCGTAGTAGGAATTGACCGAACTAGAAACTCCTGCAACAAAGTTCTTTGCATTCAATATTCTAATTTGATCAGTTATGATAGCAGCCATTGTTTACACAGAGTTTTTTACTTATTTATTAAAGACACCACGAGGATATAGTTGACCTGTGGTAGGTCTTCGACCAGTTAACCAGCCAGGTACAGTCTCTTTATACAGAGATTCTGTAGATACACCAGTAGATCCATCAGAACCTAATACCAAATTACCTGCAACACCAGCAACACGAGCATTAAAACTAATATCACCTCTACTAACACTTGGATTCCAAGGTGTAGTTGCTGTGTTTATTCCTACATTTGCTGTTGAGGCAGTGCCTGTAACAGCAGTAGTCTTTGTCCCAGACAGTGCTGCGGTATAACTATAATTTGCCATTAGGTAGTCCTTGCACAGAATGCGATTCCACGAGTTCTATTGGTTTGATTGTAAGAAGCAGTAATAACAGTATATACTTCACTACCACTAACAGTAACTGTATCAAACATTTGAATCAATGCATCTGGTGAGGCATAGTCAAATTGAATTAATGCAAAGTCATCTGGCATATAATAAGGAGTGGGTATAAGTTGCGTGTTAAGAGGAATTCCCTTAATAACTGCACCATAGTTTGCAGCATCAGCTACTGTATCATCAAATTCACTGTTAAAGAATGCTCCACCACGACCTCTATTCATAAGGTTAGCAGCATTTGAGTTGTTTCTATAATAGATTCCAACTTCAGTTTGATTTCCAGTTGAATCTATAGAAGTAGGTCTATAAACAGCCTCCTTATATGGCACGGCATAATTACTAGAATTAGTACCATAATAACCATATTCTGCTGCACGTCTAGATGGATATATGTTAGAAGATCTATAATGATCCCCAACACCCCATGATCTAAATGTTAATTTGGGATCATTAACTGCTCCCATTAATATATCAGTACGCCCTGAAAGGAACACATAATCCAAATCCCAAATATTAGTAGTAAAGTTGTGAAGGATATATGTTTGATATTGTTTATCAGTAATATAGTTTGCTGACTTATCTGGATGCCTATATGCCATCACAGCAAAATTAGTATCAATTGAAGATCTAAAGATATTCAAATCTAACTGATAACTATTTGAACTGGCAATCGTTTCACCTTGATAAGAGCAATTTAGATAAGTTTCATTTTGAGATACAGTAGCACTATCATAAAATTGATTAGATACAACTGGTGTATGTGGCATATCTAACAGATAATTTCCAGCAAATCTATCCTTATATCCACCATTCCTATCTCTATATACATTATCGGGAGTATGACTATTTGGATAGAAAGAACTTCCTACCTTATACATCATCTTCGTATCATTAAACATCTGGAACCCATAGAAGGTAGTTCCAAACTCCTTACTTGTATCAATACCAACTCTTGCTACTGCCCAAGGATAAGTAGCACTATCTGAAATATCTTTCTTATAGAATGCTCCTGTTGAACCAAATCCTACAGCAGTACCAGGAGAACCTGTAGTCGTTGCAATTCCAACAGTTATAGTAAGAGCAGAAGCACCATTAGCAGTTCCACCTATCTCTGATGCAGGAATAGTAACAGTTTCTCCATCAGTATATCCCATACCTGGTCTATTAACTAAAACATATCCTGGTATCGTACCATCAGCTGCCCTATCAATATAGAACGACGCACCTGTTCCAATACCTGTAGTTGATTCCTGTCTAGCATCAAAGTATGAGGTTGAAGCACTTCCTACATCACCACCGCCTGAATATGTCGTAATACCTGTTACAATACCACTAGCGGTTGCTTGGTGCCATTGTAGATAGGCAAATCCCTGTTCCAACTGCTGGATAACATCTGTTCGTCCATATCCAGAAGCGAGAGAAATAGTTGTAGTTGTAATCGCCATTTTACAATAGTCTTGTTAAGGTTATTTATTAAAAAATACTTATACTTCTAATTGAAGTAATGTAATTGAATAGTTGAAGGTTGTAGTTACACCAGACTGGTTAGTTATTGCTGCAAATACAGTAGTAGCAGAACCAGCATTTCCACCCAATGCATAAGGTGTAAAGTTCAATGTTGTAGAACCTGCACTAACTGCAGCCTCTGCAATAACTCCACTACCTGCTATAGGATCTTCTCCCACACTACGAGTAGAATCATCACTTCTAGATGCATCGTCAGTATATAGTCTCAACCATCCTGCAGTTGAGAGTCCAACTTTTATTAGTGCATATGATTTATATCCACTAAATTCAGTATTACCAATACCATTATTATTAATAGCAGCAGTAGTTCCTGTAAATTCATATCTGGATGTCATCAATCCAGAATTGGTACCAGTAGCAGAGAATTGAGCAGAAGTTGTTACACCACTGATATTGACATTACTACTTAAGGTAGCAACACCAGAAACTCTCAAATAATCATCAATAACAACTTGACCACCTGCAGAATCTATTGTTAGATTTCCTGAAGCAGTATCAAGTTCATTGTTACCAGTGACACCAATTTGAATGTTGTCTATGGTAGCACCACCGTTAGCATCCAAAGCACCAGTTAAGGTTGTAATACCAGTTGCCTTTAAGTTGGTAAATGTAGAACCTGCGGTTGTATCAATACCAGCAACGTTGTTACCACCAGATGCAGTAACAGTTACTATACCAAGATGAATTGGAGTAACAGTTAAGTTATCTCCAAAGTTAATTGTTCCTGCAGTACCTACGGTTGAACCACTATTCTTAATAACAACACCAGAACCAGAACCAGTTACACCAGTCAGTCCAGAACCATCACCAATAAACTTGTTTGCAGTAACAATACCAGTAAATCCAGCATTACCATTATTAATACCAATAGTAACTGCTGAACCAACTCTTAATCCACCACTTGCGGTAACAATACCAGCAAATGCAGCAGCACCATTAGTTTGAACAGTAGCACCAGTGCTGACCTTAATTCCTAAAGTACTCGTCTCAAAAGTTTTAGTACCCGCATAGTACAGCTCAACACTACTTCCCGATTCTGCCTTAATCATCGTGGCGTTATTCGCCTGGTTGTTGATGAGTAAGTTAGAACTTTGAAGATATAGACTACCAGCAGACTTTGTATCCTTTATATAACTGTGGCTACCATCATGATGAATTTCTAAATCTCCACCAGCTCCGAAAGATAGTTTTGCATCATCTTTGAAGTATGCAGTACTACCAAATCCAACAGTAGCACCTGTACCTGTTATAACTTTTGCATCAAAGGTAGCAGTTGCACCTACACTTATTTGGTTTATAACACTTACACCCGATCCAACCGTGTCAAATTGAGGTATATCATTATGGAAGAGAGTTACACCACCATCATCTTTAAATCTAGCAAGAGTCTCACCAGAACCATAGATGATTATGTCACCCGTTCCAGAGTCTTGGATGTAGCTATCCTGGCCATTATGATATATTTGAAGGTCAGTTCCCGTCCCGAAAATAGCTTTCGCATTGTCGGCAAATTCTAGTTGATTCTGGCTCTTATCCCAAAAAACATTAGCACTGTCACCAGTAAGAGTTACATCGTCACTAAATGTAGCAGTACCTGTTTGCTGAAGACTCGAATCTATTGTCGTTATTCCAGTTATCTTAACAGTTCCATCAACAGTTAGTTTTGATGAAGCAGTTGTAGTTCCTATACCAATATTACTTAAAGATCCTGTTGTATTAATACCTGTTACATTCTGTTGAAAATATCCGACTCCACCACCAGCAGCAGAATTTATAGTAACAATACCTGTAGGTCCACCAGTAAGAGTAACATTATCTCCAGCAACAATCGATGTAACAATTCCAGCAAGTAAAGTACTACCACTATTTCCACCACCTCTTAACAGAGCGTAGACCTCATCAAAATTTGCATTTATTTTACCAGCAGCAGATCTCAGGCTATCACCCGTCCCGTCATTAGCGGCCGATCCAGTACCTATTCCTTGCTTTGCCATTATCGAATAGTTTTAGTAGAAGTATTTATCATGTTTTATTAAGTAGAATAACCAACGGTCTTCAATTTAGGTCTTCTGAATATCATGTCACCAGTGGAAATACCAGCAAAACCTTGTTGTCCATAATAAGTATAAGAATTGGAAGCAATCCTCGGTCCTAGTACAATCTTACCCCAACTATAATTACCAAAGTAAGCTTGACCATTAGTAGTTGTAGAAATTGTACCTGCGTAGACGTTACCACTTGCTTCATTATCAAATGTCAATGAAGTTGTATCCATTGTGATTCCAACAGAATCCAAGTTTTCGGTACCAATACCAGTTAGAACTGATGTATGAATTCTGGTAACAGATGTCATACCAATTCCTAACACATGCCTCTCAATAATATCAGCACTACCAACTTGGAAGATGGCATCAACAAATTGAGTTGAGAATCCAATTACACGATCATCTATTGATTTTGATGTAAATGGTGTAACACCAATACCAGCACCAGTATCAGCAACTCCAACATTGGAGTTAAAGACTGTGAAATAATCAGAAGTAGTTATACCACATTGCGTTACTGCTGTTCCAGTAATTGCAGCATCTCTTAAATTAGAATCCTCTGGAATGAATAAGTCAAATACTAATTCAGGACCAGAAGAGGTACTAGTTGTACCAAATCCAACAATTACTCCAGAATCACCATTGTAGGAATCAACGCTATTATTTTCCCTAGTATATGTAGGTGGACTAATCAAAACATAAGGATGAGTGGTTTGTGAGTATCCAACTCCACCATCATTAGTAATAGTAATTGAGGTTACAACACCATCAGTAATAGATGCTGTTGCTTCTGCTTTAGCAGTTGTTCCTAATCCAACAGGATTCTGAATTGTTACTTGAGGAGCAGATGTGTATCCTCTGCCACCAGTTGATATTGCAACAGATATGACCGTGGATCCACCACCAACAAATGAGGTTGCTGCAGCACCAAGTTTATCTGCTTGAGATACTATAGTAACACTCTTCTGGAAATTGGTACTTACTTGACTTTCATTTTGAGGATCAAAAATTGGTCTTAAATTATCAACATATGCAATTGTAGTTCCAACACCTACGGGTTGTATTAGATGTGCGTATGGGAAAATATTAGCATCATACAATTCACGATCCTTTCCAATAATCTTACCATCAATATACTTATCTTCAAGTTGTCTAGTCCAAGTGACAGATCTAGTTAAAGAACCATCTTCAGTCAATCCTGGCCCGAAGTAGATATTTGTATCAACAGAATTTGTAGAAGTAACTTGAGAAACTGTTCTTGTATCTTCTTGCAATCCATATAGACCAGCATTTACCCTCGAATCATATTCTAAACGTAAATCATCTCCCTTCTTGACAGTTTCTATAACATCAACATCAATAACATCACCACCACCAGTTCCTTTATAGAATAGGAACTTCATAGTGTCACCATCATACAATCCATCATTTGAAGGGCCTTTAGGTGCTTCAGTAAAGGATATCTGACTACCACCACTAAATTCATATCCTTTTCCAGGAACTTGTAAAATGTCATTAATAAACACGAGAATAGTGTCTTGAATGCTTATTAAAGAACCTCTCTTCGCCTGAATTGATAAAACCTCACCATCTAAAGTAATAGGGAATGTCTTTCTAACACCATCAAATAGTGATGCAAAATTATCAAGAACTTGAAGTTGTCCTATTGACCATCCAGTGAAAACATCATAATCTGCTTCTAATATTTCTAATTTGAATTCATTGAAATTAGCACTAGATGTTGTTGGAATTCCTATTGCACCAGTTATTGGTAATGTTAGAATATGACCAACATTATAACCATAACCAGTATTTTTAATCTCAAAGTCAATTATGGTAGAACCCATACTAACAACTATGTCTGCAGTTGCTTGTAATCCACCAATACCAGGAGAAATTGAACTATAAGCAAGAGGAATATCTGTATAGGATAAAGGATCATCGATTACAACGTCCATCTTTCTAGTTACAGATCCACCTCGTGCATATAAATGATGATATTCAGATTTACCACTATTAACTGTAAATGATTTGGTGTCAATTACTGTAAGAATAGTCATTCCACCAGCACCAGCATCAGTACCTCTAGGTGTTATTAATGCTTCCTGAATTACTCCTCCACCTTGATAATATTTCGCAAGTGTTGCTATTCCAGCACTTATTGAAAGTTCTGTAACTGTTGTACCAATTCCAACAACTTCCATACCACGATAGTTGTCTGTTGGTACTCTTGGATAGGTGTGATTTGTGGCATTACCATCCTTGGTGCATTTGAAGCTTAATGAATCAGTAGCAATCTTAATACTTCTTCCTTTTCTCAAACTATGACCCATACCAACGTTAAGTACAAGATCACCAGTTGATGCGTTATATGATGTGGCAGAAGATCCAGAACCAACAGCAACATTGTAGTAAACAGTTGTTGTTACACCAACATTGAGAGTAATTGTAGTAGTTGTGGTTGATGCAATTGAAACTGCATTATATGATACTGGATCAGTAGATCTTGGATATGGGTGGTAACTACTGTTTCCATCCATATCACAAGTAAAGAATAGAGATTCATCTACAATTCTTACACTCTTTCCTGTAAGCAATCCATGAGTATCATCAAGAGTTAATACGAGTGCTCCAGTTGTAGGCGTATATACAGCGTTTGTGACATTATGGGTTACAATCGGACTCGTTCCAACATTTATAGTAAAGGTACTTGTTGTAAATCCAGTAACTGCTGTTTGTATACCAGCAACAGGGTCTGTTGCTCTAGGATATGCATGATCAGTATTATGCTGATCCATGGAACAAGTAAATGTTATTGCACTTGTAGCAATTGAAACAGTATTACCTGTGTTTAATCCGTGATTTGCAATTGTAAGAACCAAATCACCAGTTGTTGGATCATATGATGCATCAGTAGGAGTCATTGTACCAACTCCTGATGCATCAACTCCACCAGCAACTGCACTTGCAAATGTGTGGAGGTAATTACCACCAGATCTCACTCCACCCTTAATAGCATAAGCAAAGTTATGTGAATAGTTACCACCAGAAACTATGGCACTAGTTGCTGCACTAACAAATGTATGTGTATATGAATCGTTATCACCAGCACTACCAACATTAACAGTAACTGTTGCACCTTGATGAATTAGTCCATCTGCTATTGCAGATACAAAGGTATATGTACTTGTGTTGGAAGCAGGTGTATTAGTTAATACATTAACTCTAAAAGTATTGGTTGTCTTATTTGATATTGTTAACCACTCACCACTAGAAGGGTCTGTCGCTCTTGGATATTCGTGTTGAGTCTTATGATTATTCTGCGAACAAGTAAATGTTAATGAACTATCAACTAATCTAATCTTGTCTCCATTTGAGAATCCATGAGAAGGAACTGTAAGAGTTAATACACCAGTAGTGGGGTTATAAGATGCATTTGTTACTGTATGTGTTGTACCATCATTTGTAATCTCAACAGAAGTATCATATGCAGCATCTTTTCCATGTGGATAGTAATCAGTAGTAAGACCAGAATGACCAGTGAATGCCAATCCAGTTAAGATGGTAGTATCACCAACCTTCATCTTATGACCAAATCCTAAATGACCACCAGATGTGTAAGTATGGGTCAGTGTGCTAATACCTGCAGTAAATGCTAGTTCTGTAGGACTAGGAACACTTAATATTTGGAATGTATCTCCTGTTGCAGTGTCTGAATTGGGCCAAGTAGTAGATCCATAATCAACACCAGAACGAGCAATACCAACATTTAATAGAGCAAGAGTGAAACTTCTACCAACACCAGTAGCATGAGCAATCTTATGAGGTTCAGATAATGTAACTGTACCTACTCCAACTACATTATCATATGAGAATGTTGTAACTCCTACAGTATTGAGTCCAACACTTACTGTCATAATACCACTTGTATGACCAAAAGATGCAGTCGATATTGACATCGATTTCGCATACTCACAAGTAAATGCTAATCCACTAATTCTAATATCATCACCAACCACTAATCCATGTGGTTTTGTTGTTGTAATTGTAGTGATACCAGTTACTGAACTATATCCAGCATTACTAATATCTCTTGGAGTATAGATTATTCCAGTATTTGTAATTGCAATTCCAGTTATATTACCATCAGTAATTTGTGCAGTACCCATTCCAATAAAGGAAGATCTATCAAGGAAACTTTGAGCATCTAAATTACTTGATGTTTGAATTGCAACGTTAACAGTTTGAATACCAACTCTATATCCAGAACCAGTATTTCCAATCGTAATATTACTAATCGTACCTGCAGCAGAAACTGTTACTGTACCACCAGCAGAGACTAAAGGTTGATATCCAAATCCATCAGTTGAACTAACAGAAACGATAACACCACCAACAGGAATATTTGCATTATTAGGATCAAATCCAACAGAACTTGCACTACCAGTAAATGAAATTGAAGTACCACCACCAACTTCACTCATCGTATAGTTATTGTTTGCACCTGGTCCTTGGAATACACCATTTATTATAATGATTGCATTATTAGTAGAAACTCCAGTAATAGCCTGCTTATCTACTGTTAATGGGAATTCCTTATCATATCCAGTAAATTTATTTGAAATATCGTCATAAAGATAGTTAGATGTATATGTTTCACTAGCAGTATTCTCCACACCAGATCTCATAAAGACCCTACCTTGGAAACTAGAAGATGTAGTGATACCTAGGTAATCTCTTTGATCTGGAGGATTTGTAGAAGTACCAAAAGGTTGTGCTCCATGAGGTGGTTCAATGAAATGAATATCATTTTCAACAATATTATAATGTCCTCTGATCTTCTGTACTAATGCACCAGTTCCAAATCCTGCTTCAGGAGTTCCTAACCATCCACGTCTAACCTTAATTTGGTTTGTTGACCCAATACCAACAGAAAGTATCTTCATACATTCTATAGTATTACCACTACCAACTTGAATATAATCTGCTCCCGCAAATGATGATATACCTGTAAATTTAATAACATCCTGTGCTAATGCAGCACTATCTGCTAAAGTTGTAGTAACAGATGTTCCAGCAATTGGAGACTGAATCATATTATCAATCAACATCAAAACCTTTTGGTTTTGATTTGTAGAAGTAAATGAATGCGATGTTCCAATACCAACAGAAGTGATATCTAACTCAACAGGATTTGATTTCAATGCATCTTCAGCACTTCTTGCAAGTTTAATGATATTCTCACTTTGCTTAATAACAAAGACTGATGAAGGCATACGAGTAGTTGATCCAATACCAGCAAAACTAGTATTTGCAATACTGATAGTATCTGTAGTAAATCCTGTTTTAACACTATACTTAAGTTCTTCACCAGTTACAAAGAAGTGGTTTGGTATTTCAAGTGTATTGTTAGATACATTGACAGTAGTTTCACTTGATCCATCAAAGTTCCTTCTAAAGATATCATCAGTCTTATATGTAAGATTAAATTGTTTCTTAACTGTATTTTCAGTTCCTTCGTATGTTGCACCATTTGTTTCAATAGTTGCATTATTAAATTCTTTTAATATATCTCCACCAACTTCTCTACCACCAGGAGATACATTAGTATTCTCATCAACCCGAAGGGTATTCATAAAGATTTTAACATCAATATCTCTACCAGAAGCAGGTCTATATGTAATTTCTGTTCTATCTCCTGATCCTCTTCTTCCGTCAATAGTACCTAGGTCAGTGAAAGCAGCACCAACATGAATCTCACCATATTGAGTCATATAGACTGTATCATTTCCATTATCTGCATAGTCATCAACAATAATACCTTCAGTTAAGCAATGTGAGTTAGTTGCCATATCACTTGCTTGTACTATGAAGTATGCAGCATCATAGTCATCAGCATAACTTGCAATACCAACAGCATCGGGATCAGCAGCAGCCTCCATGAACTTACTCTGCACTTGCATAGATCCATACTGGAATTCATAATCACTTTGTGATTCGTTTTTGTATCTTTCAGTAGAGAATGCTACTGCAATTGCATTAACTCTTGTTGTTGTAAATCCAGCATCGGGTGTATACTTAAGAACAATATCCTCACCATTCATATAAGAAAAGAAGGTTCCAATATTACCTGCTGATGAATATGGATCTAGGTAACTATGAATAGTTAATTGACCAAATTCCTGCCAACTAACATTAGTTCCATCAGATATTAAACTTACTTCATCATATTCAACTCTTCCAGTATCAGTTTCAGCAGTAACTAATATTTTTGCAGATCTAGTTCCTGATATATTAGTTCCAACTCCAACAAACCTATAAATTTCATCTGCTGCTCCACCTGCTATTTGTACATTAGTACTTGCGATACTAACCAAAGACCCAGTAAAGTCGGTTGATATACCAATTGTTGTACTTCCAATTGAAGCAACAGAAGTCTCAATTCCAAGTACATTCTTATCAAGGTTATATGAGAATGTTCTTATGTTATAATTATTAATTTCAAACTTGGTTGGGAAGTATCTTAAGATAGTTTCACCACCCTCATAGACATAATCATAACTTCCAAGATCCTCAACAGTACTAACATCACCATACTGGTTGATCATTGAGAAACCACGATCAATATCATGTAAGGCATTAATTATCATCAACTGCCTTTCACCACCATATAATCTATCTCTTACATAAGCAACTATCTTCTGGGATCTACCATCTTTAGTAGATTGTCTAAAGACATCAGCATATCTTGATGTTCTTGCATTATCATCAAAATCACCACTAATATCATCTACATTCAGAACTCTATTTCCAACAGACTGTGCATAATCTGTTAAGATACGATTTTCAAAGTTAATTTCATCAGAGAATGTTTTATCACCAACAAGATAATTTTCAGTAGCTAAATCAAATGTTTCAACAGAATGTAAACTCTCATAACCTTGAAAATCTACAACAACTTCAGTTTCAGAATCAACTCCTATTTCTAAACCATTTGGATCATCTTGTATAGATTCTAATTGTAAATCACTAAACTTTTTAAATCCTGCAGCATGATTTAATGAACTGACAACATCTTTCCAATCATCAAAAGTAACTCTAGATTTAATAGCATATGAGAAGTTCTGATAATACTCATTATCATGAATTCTTTGCAATTCATCATTTAAGAATCCTGTAGTATATTCCCAACCATTTTCAACAATAGAATAATAATCTAAATCATATATTGAATCTGTAGACAATTTACTAACAATTTTTCCTTTAGAACCAGTTTCTTTAGATTCTATAATAGTACCAACCTCAAAATCTCTATTACTCTCTACTACTAATTCTCCAGTCTCTGGATCCCATTTAAATACATTACCAACTGCTGTTCCATTAGTTACACCTTCTGCGGGATTAAATTGATTACTTGCTAAAATAGAATCAAACTGTGGGAAATATTTTTCTGGAGTTACTATTGCACCAGATGTAACACTTTGGAATCTTCCAGGTAACTGATTAGCATCCTTATTAAGGAAGTCTGCCATACTATAAGTTATTGTTGGGAATGCTCCTAAATTGGTACTAACACCTGTTATAGTGAATAAATTATAATCATAATTTATAGAATTATATCCAAGACCAGTTGAACCAACGCCAACACTGACGTTTTCAACCATAATTCTATCACCAACTTCTAATGTAAAATCTTCAACTCTACTGACAGGATTTTTATATGTGGCAGTTACTACTTGAGTATTAGTATTATAACTAAACTCTTTCATCTTAATACCATTAGGGTTTCCTGTAGGTAAAATTGTAGGAGTTGTATTAAATAAACTATTTGTATTTTCTAAAATCTCAACATGTGCTCCAGAAACACCAAGATGATATCTTAAATCAACATCAGTAATCTGTTTCTTGGTTCTATTATCAACAACTACCAGACTCGGTGCAGTATTATATCCTCTTCCTAAAGAAGTAACTCCAACAAAATCAAATCCAGTTAATGCCTCGATTTTTAAAATTTGTGGGAATGCAACTGCTGGTCTTAAAGTTTTATCAGTAGGATAGTCAAATCCAATATTTTCTATTCTAGATTTATTAATTCTTCCTATTGTTTTACTAGATGCTTCCAATATGAATCCACTTCCAGTATCAGAAGTTACTGTAGTAATTCCAGGTACTTCTGGGTAACCACTTCCAGTACTAATAATTTGAATATCAGTAATACGTCCATAAGCAGATGTAGAGTTTGTATCATACTCTAACTGTGATGTGGATCCAGAATATGAATCACTTTCTGGATATTTGCCTAGGTTATATGTAAATGTATTTTCGGATTCTAAAAGAATATTAAATTTACCAGCATAATCACTCTCTTTAATATTAACCTGATTATAACCATCAATAATGTCGTCTATTACAAGATCCTTATAAACTTGAGGGTTTTCTATTTTATCAACAGGAGTTAATTTATAGTAGAATACATCTGGAGTATCTTTATTAACGGCAAGTGTTAATTTAGCATCTGCTGTTACCCCTACAGTACCAGTTCTAACAATATCAAATTGCCTACTTGTAGCATTTGTTTCATATTTGTCAGTATAAGAAGCATCTCTATAAAATTCTAATTCAAATGCTGGATATTGTTCAGAACCTCTTGTATATGAAAGAGAAGAATCTGATAAATCAAATGTTATATTAGAATCTCTATAGAAATTTAAAGTTGGGTTAACTTCACAAAGTGTTCCAACATTTGCTGTATGAATACCCACAAAAGTAGGAATTGATTTTTGAGATTCGTATTTGTCTAAACATAACTTGATCTTATTTCTATCAATAACATAAACAAAATATTCTTTCTCATGAACTAATCCACCAGCAGGAGTTTCAGATTTATGAATTACTTTCTGTCCAGTAATTAATCCATGATTTATAATGCTGATAGAATCTGGAGTTCCTGTTAATGAAGTAGTAGATGTGACTCCACTTGCAGTAAATCCTAATCCACGAGTAACTACTTTTCTATTTGGTTTATTATATTGTACGGTTGTTATGCCAGTATTTCTTGGATTAACTGTAATATCGACAGTATTGTTATGTGATAATCCATGAGTACTTGCTGTAGCAACAGTTACCCTATTCTGTTCTATAGATCCTTTTATTATATCTGTATAACTCTGGGTTTTAAAACTATGATAAACACCCGTTCCTACACCAGCAAAGTAAACTAAACCAGTATGAGCAGTAGACGTTGCAGCTCCGACAAACATTCCAGTCGAACCCATTCCAACCTTAACTGACGATACACCAATATGATCTCTGTCTATTCTAGCGACATATAATGATGGATATAAATTCAGAGCAATTTCTGTACCAATAGCAACATTATTTGCAGCAGTTATAATTCCTATTGAAGTTCCAGTATTTGTATGGTATGTTACTTCATCACCAGTTTGTAATTTATGATTTGGTAGATAAATTGATTGCGATTCTACAAAAATTGTAGTAATTCCAGCACCAGGATTTTCAAATGTTATAGTACTACCAGATCCCACTACAGTGCCAGCAATACCTATAGGAGTAGCAGTTCCTAATCCAACTGATTCACCTGGATAGAAATAATACTCCGTATTAAGTTTAGGACTATAAGTAGTGGTTATTCCAGTATAGAAATAGAATTTTCTAGGAATATCTTTTATAACTGTTGTTGCAGTATGAGATAATCCTGTTTGTGCTTTTAAATCTCTTAAAACTCTAATTCTAGAATTTAATCTATCTACATTTAATACCTTAACTTCCTCATCGCCAAAATTGCCAGTAGTTAATATACCAGATAAACGTAAACGATCATTTTCTTTTATTGCAGGATATGTTAAATTTCCATTAACTGAAAGATATGTAACAATACCAGTAACCGCTTCAGTTGCAATTCCAACCGTTAAAGAAAGTTGGTTTGTAGTAATACCAACATTATAAGAACCTTCAAGTTTAGAAGAAGTTGTTGATAGTCCAGAAATTGTTAAAACTGTATTGTTTATAATACCATGACTAGTTGTTGCTATTCCAATAAATTCACCTTTAGCACCTGATGGGTACAATTCAACATCATCTAATTGAACAGCATTAATACTAATTGTTGCTATTCCTGCTCCAGCAACTTTTGAAACTCTAGCAGCTGCAGAAAAATTATGTGGAGTATTTTGTTCAAAAACTACTTTATCACCAACTTGATATTTTGTTCCACCAGTAACAATACCAACTGCATCTATACCACTCTTTTCAGTAGATTTAATAATAGAATCTTGAGTACTATAAGTATATGATTCTTGAACATAATCATATCCACTATTATCCTTATCTAAAGCATATGGGAAGGTATTTCTAATCCAATCCGTATCATTTAAGTTTATATCATCCTGGTTGGATAATCTTTCATAATTAAACTTTTCGGGTGCAGCATTAAAATTTTCTCCAATTAAATATGGGAAAGCAGGTTTCTTAAAGTCTACAAATGGTCCAGTACCTTCTACATCCGCTTCAAAAGTTGAGAAATATGCATAAGTACCATTTGGATATTCTGGAGTTACACAGAACCTTCCATTATTTTCATCAAGAATACCATCATCTGTAGAATATGACCATTTAAAATCTTCAACAAAGAATTCTTCTGGGAATACTGTAGTAGGAGGTCTATTTACTCTTGCTGTTGCATTCTCTGTATATCCAGATTTCATCTGGGTTATTGTACCACCAGTTCTTGTTGTATAACCATATGGTCCATAAATTGGATGACCGTCATATGCCCATCCAATAATAGGAGAATGTTTATCCTGACCTATTTCTTGATTATTTTTTAGTGTTAAATCTTTCTTACCATATAATATATCTCCGTCAGAACCAGAAGTATAAAGAATCTTTCTTAAACTTCTAGGAGCATATGCATAAGAACATTGTAAATCAAATGCTCTGTTTGTTGGTCTATCAATAAAGATATCATCATTAAGTAAGTTTGCAAAATTCCTCTTAAAGTTATTAACTCTCCATTGCTGTACTAGTGGTCTAAAGGATGCTTTCTTTCCTGCTACTTCTGCTCTAACTGTTGTGGTAGATACACCATATCCAATTCCACCCTTATTAACCTTAACAGAAACAATATTACCCTGTGCATTCATTTCTGGTACTAGTTCTGCTCCAGTTCCTAAACCAGAAACTACTATATTAGGTGGTGTATTATAATCAGTTCCACCAAGACTAACACTCACATCTACAATAGATCCATTATGAACTACTGGACTTAAATAAACACCTCTTCCCTGATTTAAAGTAATATCTGGATTTCTTTCAAAATTAAGTACTTCTGATGCACCGTACCCTACACCATTTTCAGTTAAATGAATTGAAGTTATTTGACCCCTTACAATTGGTTGTGCAATACATTGGAAAGTATCACCTTCTATAGAACTTATTCCAACTGATCCTGTTACTGTTACACTAATAGGTGGATAATTGAAACTATGTGTTCCTACACCTATAGATCTAAAGTTTGACCATTGTTCAGTTCTATAATAAAAATCTTTTACAGTAGTTCCTACACCAACATTTGCTAATTTAAAGGAATCCTTATTAATAACCTTAACATAATAATCTAATGAGGTGGAAAGACCCTCTATAACATTTCCGTCTGAAGAATATTGAACAATTTCTTGATCCCTATAACCATGATCATGAATGTGTATAATATTCAGTGCAGTATCAACACCAACTGGTTGAAGCGTTCTTTGCTTATTCTCATATCCAGTACCAGGATTTGTAACTTGAATTGTACCTACTACTGCTTTACCTTTTAATGATTTTAATGAATGATATCCTTCACCATAATCGTTAAACCCAGTAGTGCCAACACCAGCAACTGAACCATCAAATGAAGTATATAATTTAACATTTTTATTATCAACTACACCAACATAATATGTTGCTCCAGTATTAAGACCAGCTAATGCCTTTTTACCAAATGTCTTATATTCAATTCTCTCACCAGTTCTAAACTTATGGTAAGTTGTAAATCCAATAATAGATGTATCAATACCTATCTGAATTGATGTAGATACTCCTGTAGCATCAAAAGTAACTTCATGCTCTGCTGTAATTATTTTTGCTTCAGCAGTTGCTCCTTCTCCATTCCCTCCAGTAATTTTTACGATAGGAACATCAATAAAATCAAAACCAGAATCTAGAACTCTAATTTCTTGAAAAGAACCTTCAACTGCAACATATCCAGTCGCTCCAGAACCAACAGAATCGTTAATACCCAATAGAGGTGGATTTATCACATCATAGTTTTGACCGCCCTTGTTGACCTCTATAGCGTCCAATTGGCCTGCATATACAGTGTCTCTAGACTTATAATTAAGAACCTCTACACCATCAATAAGGATTCCAGTATATCCAATTGGAGTCTCATGAACTTTTCCATCCTGAACTGGTTTGGAGATTTTTCTTAATAATTTTTGAGGTTGTATCTTCTTCTCATGGAAATAATATTTTTCAATAGTATTATCATTAATTTCAATAGAATCGCCACCACTAGCATTAACTGAAACGAAAATATTATTGTAAATATTTGGAAGACTCTTTGCTAATTTTACAATATGATCATCTATTCTTTTTACAAAATAAAGTCCTTCATCAAATAATTGACTTTTAATCCATTCTTGATAAAACTCATCACCCTTCCAATCAGTAATTATAGCTGATCCTTTCTCTGGAGTATAATAAACCGCATCTCCAGTATAGAAGTTATGGTCAATACCAACCGTTAAAATAATTTCTTCTGCTTCATTATTATATTTTCCTGAAATTTTTACCTTTTGGTCTCTAGGATTTAACTTCAATTTACCATGGGAAGGTAATGAGTTTGAAGCAACTAAAACAGAATCACCACCAACATAGACATTTTGGACATTAGCAATAAGTCTATTTAAATCACTATGAATATCAGAGTCAACTCTTGAAAAATCTCTACGTGCATTAACAATAGTTGTTGTATCTTGAGGTATACCTTCACCTCTAATTAAAACAGTATCTGAATCATATGCATCTCTTACTTCATATTGATTATCTAATAATACACCATTCTTATCATATAGTCTTATATTATCACCAATTCTAAAAATATTAGGATCTTTAGTTACTAATCTATAAGTAAAGTTTAATTGATCAATTAATTTTAATTCTTTTATATCATAATTTTGAATTGTGTTAAAAATCCAATTATTTTGATTAAAATTATTTCCAATATGACCTAATGACTTAATTTTTATTTTAGAACCTTCATTATAATAACGAGTATTAGTTGGAATCTGTAAATTATTCAATACTGATCTAATTTTTACTCGTATTCCATCAGTAGTTCCTGCACCAGCAGAATATGCAAAGGTATCTTGATCAATATATGACTTATCTGTGATTGATGATGCAATTGAAGTTGCATTAATTCCTAAAAATTGGTTAAGAGTCTTATAAGAATAAGTCGCAATACCACTTTCTCCGTTCGCATAAACAAACGAAAGGGTTCCAGAGTTTGGAAATCCTAATGTTGAGTCTACATCAATGAAGGTTTGTGCAATTCCAACGTCACCAACGATAATTGACTTGGAATGAGCAGAAAAATCACCATACAACAACTCTGTCGAACCGTCATTTTGGTTCCAAGAGTTGTCGAGACTGATTTTATAGAAAATATTAGTGTTAATTCCAACATTTATACTTTCTACATGCGATACTGGAGCATATGCTTTTGAAATATTCTCAAATGAGTCTTGAAAAAGAGTCTTATTGATCAAATCTATAGGATCACCTAATACAGATTCAACAATAATGTCTCTTGTTTTCTTAAAATTGGCATTAGATGGAGAAACTACACGATCCATGGGTCTAATGACCTCAGCCTTTTCGTTAAAAAGTGCTGCAAAGAGGATTTTGAAGGATTCGTCAGTACCTCTGGTCGAATAAAAGTCTTTAGACTGCCTAATAAAGGTCGATTGATTCAATTTTGGATCCAAATCCCTTTGAATTCCATACAATAATTGATGTTTTGCCTTTCTTAAAAATTCTTCTAGGAATAAAATGCTTAAATTCTCTACTACAACATCTTCATCATGAGGAACAGCAGTGGAAGTTGAGAAAATTAGGTCTTCTGGTTCAGTAGGATTTTCAAAAGAGGTAATTCCACTAAATCCTCTTGTACAATTAAGAAATCTTATATCAGTTTTACTCTCATATGATATAATTTCGTCGTTAATTTTTATTAATCCATTATTATCAGGGAATCCATCTGTATTACCAACAAGAATGTCAGTATCAGTTTCTTCAATTCTTGTAGTTAATGTTGTAGATTTGGTAATATTTCCACATTCGCTCAATTTGATATAAGAATCAATATTATTAACCAAGTCAATTGGAGCACCTTGATATTCTTGACCCTTATAATAAGCACTTAAAAATTCCCCAACAAGAGGAAAATCTGACCGAACGTATTCGGGCAGTTGATTCTTTACAATTTTATTAAGTTGAACTTTTTTTAGGGTCATTTGTTATCTTACAATCTTACCTGTGTTATAACTTGGAGTAACGGTATAAGTTGACCCTGATGGATCAGCACCTGAAGTAATTTCATCAACAACCATATAACAATTACTTTGATCTAATTGTAAATAAAGGTCTTGTAAACCAATAACGTCATTTGATTCTGGTACAGCAGATATTTCCAAAATCTCAACGTTGTCTTTAGATTTACCTGATACTATATTTATTGGGTTTAAAGTGATGCGTCCTTTAACATAGTCAATAAGACCTATATTACGTCTTACAACTTGAGCAGGTCCAGCATTTCCTGCTCCTGGTAGAGTAAATAATGAAATTGTCCCTGTTTTCTTATCTGTATTTGGTACATCAAATAAGTATACGGTATCAACAATATCTATTACTTTAAAACCACTAGATCTAATATTATATCCTTCCATAGAGGAAATATGAAACTGATTACCAAAATCAATTGCATATTCGGCAAATTGATTTGCAGCAATTCTCAAATCACGTCTTATTTGAATAGTAGTAATATTAGAACAAATTGATTCGTGGCTTTGATCAATAATCTTCAAAAATTTACTATATTTGAATCTTGCACCATATTTGTTTAATTCTGCAGAATCTGCATACTTGTCAATGTTAGATTTTACTAAACTAGAGACTGCTGCAACATTTCTTGCTAAATTTACGTTATAATAGACATTACTATTAGTTTCAATAAACAAATACTTTAAATCAAGAATTTGTGGAACAATTCCTGCTACAGAGTACTTTTTAAGGTCTCTTTTTATATTTTCCTTAACAGCATTAGATACAAAATCACCAGTTCTTGGTTTTATGCTGATAAAGACCTTTCCATACTGCGGAGGAACCAAATCTTCACCACCATAGACAGAAATTGACTCTGCTTCGGGATAAATCTTGTTTGGAATTAAAATTTCATAGTCATTTGCAGTTAATGCTCTATTTTGAGTCGCATAGACCTGTGGAGCATACTTTTTAATTGATTCTGTACTCTCAATTGGTTGTCCACCCGATGAAGACTCATTTGCAGTTACCAAAGAGATCCCACTAGTAACATTAATGGTAGAATCATTACGGGTATAGCACAATTTGCCACTAAAAGAGAAATTTGATATTCCGTTGCCATTTTCACCTTTAGTTTTGATATAAGAGACGTTAATTTCATTACCATCTTGTAATGCTTTACCAAAAATGCCATCTCCGAAGATTATTTCGTATTGTTCATCTTCAACTTCCTGAATAAAGTAAATTGGAGATGCTGCAGTGATTGTTGAACCAGAATTTGTGTCAAAGAGGTCATCTTGACGAGCATATGTCAAAGAAACCGAAGATTGAGGACTTGGCTTTACAGAAACCTTAAGTGTTTCCAAATCTATTCCATCATTTGATAAAATAAACTTTTGAAATCGGTTTCTAGAAGAATATACGAAAGATTGCTCAATCACAGTTCCTTCATACACTTCTACTTCATCAAATTGTGCAATTCCATCAACAACACTAACAGATTTATCTTCAGTAATACCAAAAACGAAAGATTGCCCATTAAATTGCTTACTTGTAGCAACAACAGAACCTTTTTTAAGAACTACAGTAGGTGGTGCTGGTGAAACTGATGAAATATCACAAAAAAAGTTAACTGTTGCTTTTGCTGCCTTTTTTGATCGTGGTAGATATCCAATATTCCTTGCTAATGAGACAACATTCTCTCTTAATGTTGCACTATCGATAAAAACTTCATTAGATACCATATTGGCATTGTATGAAGTAATATATGTATTATATGCTAAAACATTTAATATTGTTGATAAGTTAGAACCCTCAAAGTCATAGTCCGTAAAGTCTGAATTTGACTTTAAGTAATCTTTAAGAGTAGTTTTGATCTGTTCAAAATCCAGACCAGTGAAATTTAAAAGTGGCATTTATCTAGACGGTAGCAACACGAATTCTAATTCTTGAGGAGGAGTATCTGATCCTCTTATTGAATATACTATTAATGCATCCATTTGATTGTTGTCATAATTTGGTATAATTTCAATATTAATCACATCAACCCTTGGTTCATGCACTCGTATCATATAATCAATATCATCACGCATTGTAAGGGCAGTTACATCATCAATATTCTCAAATAATGATGCAGAAAGTTCAGAACCAAATTCTGGATCAAAAAATTTCTCTCCTTTACGCATAAACACAAGATTTTTTATAGAACGAGCGATTGCACTCTCATTCTTCAGACCAATTAAGTCATCATTGAGAGGATTACTCTTAAATGACATGGAAAGATCCTTATAACCTTGCTTTACCCTCTCTAAAGGCATAAAAAAACACCAATTATTAGTTATTTATTACGATTTTTTATCTATATTCTGAAAGAACCTCATAAGATTCAATTTCATTCAAACTTCGGTCATCATCACCTGCTAAACGTTCGAAAAAATCATTAGAACTTTCTACTGTATCACGCTTTTTGGGTGTTTTTACGTCGTGAGAGATTTCACGTAGCATCTGGGTTTGTTCAATTGCCATTTTGACCTCCGTAAGGTGGAATTTAAGTAACAAAAAAGGATATCTGGGTTAAATTCCAAATATCCTAGTACATATTGACTATCACTTGTGTTTATTTAGACACCTTTTGTCTCATTTATTGCTTCGACGATGATATTCTTCAATTCACGACGTTTTTTCTTACCGAGACCCGCCCGTGTGTCGATCTGAACCTTAAGCCAATAGACTAATGCAAGAACTATAATGAATTGAATCCCTTCGCCCCATGACATGTTCCATGCCTCATTGAGATCGAGACTCGCTGCTGCTATAAGATCACTACCTATCACTTTCCTTGCCCCCTATACTTCTTCTTTGCCTCATTACGAGAGGTCGCTGCATACCTGGTATGTTTACCCGTTCCTTGACGAGTCTTTTTAGGACGTGTCTCAACGAATTCTGAAGAACCCCATTGTCCCGTTTTAGTTTTGACTGGCATAATGTTTAATTGTGTGGATTATAAAGGTTTAATAAGTACACTGCTAGAATGATACCTATGATTGTAATAAGAACACCATAGGTGACTAGTGGAAGAATCATAATAAAGTTTCAAGTTTGGTTTTAACGGATTCCTCCGTTGCTTGGATGCGATATGAGACCCCATCCCTACGAGAAAGTTCGGTGAGGATCTCTGATGCGAGATCCCATAACTCCTCTGTCTTCAACTGTTTGTTAATCTTAAATAACACGAGTTTTTTCGTGCCCTACACGAATACGAGGATCGCACCATATCTCATAGTCTGCATCTTGTGCATCTAAACAGAACGATACGTCTTCACCGCACATATCCTGTACATCACCGCTTTCAAAGATTTGCATCTTTGGAGCAAACCAAGGATACTCAAGTGCTTCAAAAACGCCGTGCTTAATAAGAACCCAACCAAAACCAGTGTAGTCACAAGTAAAAGGCTTTCTTCTTTTCGAGATGGTTTCGACGGTCTCGTGATTCATAACACCACCGTTCTTACGGAAATCATCTTCCTCTAACCAATGAGCAACTGATGTAGTCTGACCATCCTCTGTGGCATACCAACCTGCTGCTATTTGCTTTTCTTTCTCTGGGTCTGTGCTGCCATCTTCGTTAACAGCCTCTGCAGGAAGTGCCATGTCACACAACTGCCAGAACTTGTTAGTGTCAAAGACAATATCACTATCAATCCATAGTTGATAATCATACTTAAGTTTACCATCCCAAGGAATCTGTTTTGGTCCACGTAATACATTTGCACCGAGTACCTTACAACGTGCAAAGTTTACCATTGATGAGTAATCTTGACTGATCTGAATACTCATTCCATTCTGTACCATGTCAAAGCATAACTGTACAAAATTCTTTAGAAAGATATAAGAGCAACCTCTGCCTGGTAAACAGAAGACGATTGCTTTCCCTTTCCATCTTGCTTTGATTGCATCGATGTCCCACTCTGGGGCCTTTGTTTTGGGTGCAACCGTTTTTACTTTAAATCCTTTGGCCATACTGTGTAGCTCGCTTCATTTATTATAATTCAAATCTATGTATATGTCAA